AGCGTCACCTTCACGTATTGGAAGTCCGTCGCATAGGCCTGCCACACGCCGGCGTGGTCCGTCCACGCATCGCCGGAGAGCTTCTTGTGGCTCACCGTCGGCGTCACTGTGACCGAACCGACCACCACCGAGGACGCCATCGATACCGAGATGAGGGTCGACGGGATCACGGCGCCGAGGTCGATCTCCTCCTCGTATTTCCCGGTCGTCGTCGAGGGCTCGATGTAGATCGGGAATCCGGCGTCGACCTGGTCCTGCATGCTCGCCCAGGAGTGATTGTCGAAGTGCTCCCCGAAGGTCTCCGTGGTGTTGACGGTGGCGAGCAGCTTCCCGGTCTCGGGGATGATGAAGCAGTTGGTTTTTGTCCCGGCGAAGCTCGATTCGACCTGGTCGTAGAGGATGAAATCGGGCGGTGCGGAGACGCTGACGGCGACCGATTGCTCCGTGCCGTAGTTGCCAGCCGAATCAACCCCCACGACCCAATAGGTAAAGAGCCCCGCGCTCGATTCAAAAAGGTTCGCGAAACGCGCCTGCGCGGTGCTGAACACGGACGCACCCGCAAAGGTCGCGCCGCGGCGGATCTCGTAGTGCTTGATGGGCAGCGTCTGCGTTGCGTCCGTCCAACGCAGCAGCACGTTGTTATCGATCACCTCGGACGTGATGGCCGGCGCGGAGGGCTTCGTTACCACCACCTCGATCGAGCCCGGAGTTCCTGCGCGTCCGACCACATCGAGCCCGGCGATCCACCATATGCGCGAACCGGACCAGTTGGCGAGCGCCCGGAAGGTGGTCACGTCCACGAACCCGACCGGGGTGCCGCCGGCCCAGGTTGCGCCGTGCCGCACCTCGTAGCGCGCCACCGGGTAGCTCCCGGCAGCCGGCGCCGGCCAGGTGAGTTTCACATCGCCGCCCTCGAACATCGCGCTTGGAACGACCTGCCCCGGCGCGCTCGGGCTGACCGTCACGCTCGCGGCGGTGATTGACTCGTTAGCCGGAGCGCTCACATCGAACGCCTTCACCCAGAAGGTCGTCGGGGCGGCCAACGCGGCGGTGCGTAAAACATCTGACTTCGATCGTCCGACGATCACCGCCGAATTCCAGTCGGTTCCGCTCCGGACCTCATACTCGCCCACATCGACGTCCGGGACCCGCGTCCAGCGCAGCACGGTGTCCGGCCCGTCAAAGCTCCCCGAGAAGCCCGTCACGTCCGCCGGCGGCGTGGCCTTGCCGAGAATCCTGTAGCTTTTCGTCAGCTTGCTTTGGGGGCCGGCGCCGAACACGGGATGTATGCCCGTCACTTCGATGTCGGCGACCCCCTCGGCCGCCACCACGGTCTCGAAGCGTCGCCCGTGCGTGAGGCCGGCGATTTCCTGGGGCATTTCGGACATGCCGATGCGCACGTTGGCGTGGTCGTAGACGCCGCTCACGTCCCACGTGAGCGTCAATTTGACCGCAAAGCCCAGGCCGGCGCGGATCAGTTCTTCCGTCACCACGAGCCCGGACAGCACGGGAAATTGGGCCGTGAATCGCGCCGGCGGGGTGTAGCCGAAGTCGCCGTCCTCCGATGCGTAGTAGGCCGGGTTCTCGTCCACCAGGATCAACCGCACGCTGTCCGGCGCGGTCGGCGCGATGTCGTGGACCTTCATCTTCTTCGAGGGGCCGTCCGCGCTCAGCCCGAAGAACCACAGGTAATCCACCACCGGGTTGTTGGAATCGCTATTCGGCGCGGACGGCAACGCCGAGCCGAGCGTGATGACGCTACTCTCGCCCACCTGAATGTCGACCGCGCGGACATAGAGGTTGCCGTCGGGAAAACGCACCGCCGCATAATGGCTCTGCCCCACGGTGAACGGCACCTCGCGATCGAGCGTCAACTGGGTGGTGGTGCCCGCGACGAGCCGCCCGGAGAAGCCCCAGGCATTCGCCTGGCTCATGGCGAAGAGGTCGTGCGCGACCATCACCACATCGCCGCGGATCGGCACCGCACCCTCGAAGTCCGATTCAAAGCTGACCGTGCGCCGGCGATATCGCTGCGCAGCGGCGATGAGATTCGCCTCGTGCCCCGCCATGTCCTTGTCGGTGCAGCCGAAGAGTTCGACGCGGGCCGTGTTGACCGGGTCGGTAACGCCGGGCACGAGCGCCCGCACCGTGTCCTGCTGCCAGTCGAGATCCGGGTTGACGAAGGCGAGCTCGATCTCGTCGGCGAGCTTCTCGCTCACCCACGAGCAGCGGAAGCTGTCGAGCTTGATGTTGCCCATGCCGAACACCTGCACGATCGGCATGTCGGGCGCGTCCCAGATGACACCGTGCTTGCCGGTGGCGCGTGAGCTCGATCCCCGTCCGCAGCGCGCGATCGCGTTCAGCGTCTCCTCGCAGCTCATCGGGCGATCCAACACGCCGTTGAAAGTGAGGCCCTTCGAGGTGCACCACGCGCCAAATGCCTTGATGCCCCCTTCCTCGATCCGTGTGTCCGCGAGATCGCAGCCGAAAGCACGCCGCCCACTGATGCGCTTGCCCTTGGCGAATGCCCGCCACCACCATGCGGGATTCGAGGTTTCCTGCAAGACCCACGCCGATCCGGTCCATGCCTCGCACCATGCGCTCGCGATCGCGGATAACTGATCGAGCACCCCCTGCAGTTGGCCGGAGGCCGTGATCTTCACCGCGACGCGCTTCTGCCCCGTGTAGTCGGCGGTGTCGGGTTGATAGGTGCGCAGCTGCGACCAGGCGAGGTCGGAGGCTGCACGAACGTCAGTGTCATCGGCGGAAGTGCGCCGCACCCGCACCTCGTATTGCCCCGAGGCGACGCTGAAGAAGTAGGTGCGGCGCAGGGGCTTTCTGGAAGCGCTGAAGAGCGTCACCTTCCCGCCGATTATGCTGCCGATCCCGATGTTGTTATCGCTCTTGGGCGTGATCGGCGTGCCACTGCGGGTTGCGATTTCTATCACAATGCTTTGGCTGTTGTTCGGCCCATAAACGGTCCATCGCCGTGGAGCCGCGATGAATTCCGGTATTGTGATCGACTCGCCTGGCTGCCCTCCCGGGGGAGTCCACCTCATCGTCGTCTCATCGTTGCTGGACGATTGTGGATTCCAGCTCAGGATTCCGGTCGATCCGGTGGGGCAGTCGCCGGAGGCGTGGAGGATGGTGACGCCGGTGATGTTCGTCGGCTGCTGCGTGATCGCGCGCCGCACGCCCGAATTGAAGTCCTCCGCCGGCAGCCGTGCCACGCCGTTCACGGGAGAGGATTGGGGCGCGGCATCGGATTCGAAGGCAAGCGGCGTCCACCCGCCGGCACCGGCCAGGCGGTATTCCATCTCGATGTCCGCCTGGTTCGGCGTGATCCCGCCGGCATCGATGTAGAAGAGATTCCCGCTCACTTCGATCGCAAGCGCCGTGGCGAGCGTGCTCGACACGCGGGTGATGTAGCCGGCCGCGTAGGTAAGCGCGCCGCCGGCGACGGTGTCCACGTTGGCGGGGAAGAGCGTAAGCTTCCCGTCCGCGCCGGATTCCTCGAGCGTGACGCCCGTGAAATCGGCGAGCGGCGTATTGCCGATGCGGTAATCGGACAGCACGATATCCGACAACCCGAAGTTGAACACCTGGAACAGCACCTGCGCATCGCCTTGAAACTCGGTGTAAGGCCGCGCGCCGATGTCGGGAAACATGCGATGTTGGCCCATCACGATCGGCAGTGGCCCGAAGGCTCGCGCGCGGTTCGATCCCCCCGTCAGTGAATAGGTCGGGCTCGCGTCGTCGAGGCGCCCGTTGGCGTTGGTGAGATTCGGCTGCGGCAGCGGGGCGATGGCGTTGACGAGCGCCATGCCGCCGACGAGGATCAACGCGGAGCCGACAGCGGCCTCGCCAGCGGTCAAACCCATTGCGACGCCGCCTCCCGCCGGGCCGCCGAAATAATAGGCGGCCATGATCACCACGATCGTCAGTACCGTCCGCAGCGCGTTGTCGCCCTGCACGCGCGCGCGAATCACCAGCAGATCGCCCTGCTTCGGGAAGGTGAGCGGCCATTCCTCCCGCGCGATCCGCCGGTCGTTCAGCCACAGGATGACCGGCTGCGCGCCGAAGCGAATGCCGAGCCGGTCGAGATAACCCTGGATCGACTCGCCCTTGAGAAACGTCGAGTATTCGAGGCGGCGGTTGGCGGCGGCGAGGAGCGGGTGCGGGCAATACACGAGGGTCGGCTCTGCCGCCCTCGCCAGTGCTGAGTGCTGAGTGCTGAGTGCCGAGGGAAGATTCATGTCCACCGGTAAAACCCCTCGATTTTCAGGCCGAACAGATGAAGGTCGCGGATGCGCTGCAGCACCGCCTGCTTCGATCGCGAGGTGCAATGGAGCACGTAGCCCTCGCCGCCGATCGCGCACCAGGTGCCGATGTGCGAGGAAGCCGCGCGGGAGATGAGGAGCACGGCGTCGCCCTCGACCGGCGTGGCCACAGGGCCGGCGTAGTCGAGCTTGCAGGCCTCAATCTGCCCGCTCATGGCGCGGATCTTGGCCATGCCCTCCTTGCCCGCGTAGTCGCGCGAGGCCGGCAGCCGGATCTCCCGCTTGAAGACTTCCTGTTGCACCAGCCGCGCGAGGTCCGCGCAGTCGAACTCCCCTTCGATATAAGGGCGGCCGACGTAGCGCTCTGCCCAGTGCTCAGTGCTGAGTGCTGAGTGCTGAGTCATCAGAAGAGCCCCGGCGCCACGTCGGGGCGGTAGCTGATGGCGACCGCCGGGCGGTTGAGAATGTCCTCGTACCCCAGCTCGCCCGTGACCTGCATCTTGACGATCTCGACGTTCTTGAGCTCCAACGTCGCCTCGCGCTCGATCGTGTCGGGCGCCGAGCGCAGCACTTCCACGAAGCGCATCGTCGCTCCTTCGCCGCCGAAGGAATCCTCGAGGAGCTGCGCCAGCTCCCGGCCCACGTTGTCGAGCACGAGCCGCGCGCGCGGCATCCGCCCATCGCTGTCGTCCGGCCACTGGCAGTAGAACGCGCACGCGGCGAAGGTGTCGCCGTTCGAGACCACGTCCTGGGTGTCGTTCACCACCCGCACCGGGGCGCCGAAGGTGGGGTGATCGATCTCCAGCAGCTCGAGCGGCGACTCGCTGGCGGAGGTCGCGTTGATGGTGCGGTGATAGGCGGCGGAATGGGAGATGGGCATCGGGCGCTAGAGCCATTCCAGCGTGAAGGGGATGTCCCACATATCGAGGGTGCGGCGCAGCGGCTTCTCGTAGCGCAGCGCGCCCCCGACGATGCGCGCCTCGCGCACGACGTTGTCCACCGGGTCGGTCCAGTTGAACCAGCCGACGCGGCCGATCGTCGTCTCGTACCACGTCAAAAAGCTGTTGTAATCGGCCTTTGAATCGAAGGTGTAGATCACCTCGACCGTCGGCAGGACCTTCGAGGGAAATTTGCGCTGCTTCGCCAGGCCCCCTTCCATCGGCGTCCGGATCGCGCCGGCCGGGCGCACGCGCTGGAGCCCGTTCATGCGGAGCTTCGCGTAGGCGGGGAAGTCGGCCACCGATTCAACCCATCCGCCGTTGCATGCCGAAGGTGCGGCTCAGCGTCTGCGAGATCGGGCCGTTCACCTGGACGTCGCGCTGCACGACTCGAACCACCATGCCGTCCACGTCGATTCGGGGCGTCGCCGACTCGACTTCCTTCTCGGTGCCGCTGTTGACGATCTCGACGCGGACGCTCTGCGGTCCCATCGCGCGCATCTGCTGCGGGGTGAATACGCCCTCGCCGCGGCGGGCGATGACCGGAACTTCGTCGCCGGCGATGCCCCCGCCGTGCAGGCGCGGTGCGTTCTCGAAGTAGGCGGGGTGGATGGTGCGGCCCGCCAGCGCACCGACGATGCCGCCGCTGTGCGCGAGGTTGGCGTTCATCGCCGCGCCCGAGGCGTCCGTGCCGGCCCCGCCGCCGCTGCCGACGAACATCGTGTCGAGCCAGGTGGTGGCGCCCTTGAGGATCGGCTCCATGATCCTGCGCTGGATCTGGATGGCGATCAACTGGGCGCCGAGGTCCTTGACCGCGTTGCCGAGCGTCTCCAGGCTGATCTTGCCGTCGATCGCCGCTTTCCCGAGCGATTTGGAGACGTCGAGCCCCCAGCCCTCGATCGCGAACTTCATGTCGTCGAGCTCGGTAGTCGCTTTCTTGATCTCGTTGCCCATTCCGTCGAAGCCGGCGTTGATCTGGCCCTGCCGGATATCCGCCTCCTGCATGGTGTCGATGACCTGGACCCACCCGTCGTGCATCTGCTGCAGGTCCTCCGTCGTCTTGTTCGTG